GAAACCGTTGAAAGTGCTACTGCTGGACGTGTGACGGGTCTTGCTGCTGGCGTCCCTGTTGTGAAAATCGGTTTTGGTGAAGGGTCTCGTTGGCGCTTGGTTCACTTGAATGAGTTTGGATATGGTAAGAACCCACATCCAAGGGGGTTCGGTGTCATCAGACGGTTTTCAGAGGCTCATGCTAAGACGTACAAATACAGAATCGCTAGTCATTTGAAGACGGAGGGGTTTTAGATGGTCAAAGATAAGTTTAATGAACTCTATGAGGCTTTGAAAAAAGATGAGTCTTTAGCTGGAATCAGTATCAAATCTTTTAAACGTCCTGACTCGTTACCAAATAATGAGCCAAGTATTGTTATTAGACCAGTTGGTCCGCCGATGCAGGCAGTTCATGGCAGTAATACGAGTCTGGCTAAGACATTTCTCTATCAGGTCAATGTAGAGTCTACTAATTATACGGAGTGCAAAGTACTCCAAAGAAAAATCGAAAAGATTATGGAAGACCAGGAATTTTATCAAACCAGTGGTGGTTTGGATGAATGGATTCCAGAAATCAAACGCTATGTAGACGCTCGGACCTACAAAGGTCGGGGTGCTCTATACGAAGAATACTAAATTAAAGAAAGAGGTGCTATAAATGGCATTAGTTGGTTTTAAACGCATGACAATTCGTGTGTTGGATGGGGAAGCTACTCCAACACTTGGGAAAAACCTTTTCGTGGTAGAAGGTAAAACCGGTGAGGGTGCGACTCGTACCGCTAAGATTACAGGACTTTCAAGTGAACCTGTTAAAACTTACGGAAGCGATGTCGCTTATTACACATCAAAACGCGGTGTAGGTGATGTGAAGATGGAAATGACAGCAGTTGACATTCCTCACATGGTCCTTGCCAAAATCCTTGGGCATGTAGTTAAGGACGAAATCATTTATATTGGTGAAGATAGTGATGCTCCACTTTGTTCAGTTATGATTGAATCTAAAACAGCAAACGGCACGAAAGCGCAAGTTGGTTTCTTCAAAGGTAGCTTCTCAATGGATGCTGAGGAGCTTGAAAGTCTTAAGGAGAAGCAAGAGGAACTTCCAGATGACAGCTTGAGTTTCTCAGCCATTGCAAACGATGATGAAGAAATCAAAGGTAATTACTATGGTAAGTACATTGGTAATGACGAAGAAAAAATCAAGAAACTCAAAGGGCAACTTAAAATGGTTGCTGCAGGGTAGGAAGAGGGCGCAAGCTCTCTTTTTATCTTTTTTTCTAGAAAGGAAAGTAAATGGCTAAGGTTAAATTTTTAATTAAAAATGAAAAGGGTCAAGATGTTCAAAAGACCAGTAAGGAAATTACTACCAAGGACTATCGCGACTACTTGATTCTCAATGAAGCACTATCATCTGATGTGTCAGAGGTAGAGAAATTAGACAAGCAATTGGAATTTATCGCCTCACTGTTTGAAGATTTGGAAGTGGAAGAACTTTTGAAATTCACGGATATGGCAGATATTTTTGCGGTATTTGCAGACATCTACTCTCATCTGGTGGGTGATGTTGACCCAAAGGAGAAAAAATAAAGCCAAGTGAAGCGCTGAAAAGGTTTTATGGATTTGTCAAGCAAGCTACTGAGGGTCCATATGGAATGAGTATTCGTGATGTGATGGATACGAGTTGGGAGGACTTGATGGGTGTTCTTGGTGAAACTGAATCTGCTAAAACTGAGGAAGTCATGGATCTTGCTGACTTTCTAGAAATGATTTAAAAAGGAGGATTTGAATGGCAGGTGGAACGCCGTTAGGTCAAATGTATATCGAGCTAGGGCTGGACGTGTCGAAGTTCAATCCTACTCTAAATGGTGCTAAGAATGCGGTTAAATACTTTCAAAGCAATGTAAAGGCGCTAGACAGCTCCCTTAAAAACAATGGGAAAAACACAGACTTGCTTCAAGCTAAGTACAAGACACTTGGCCAAGCGATTGAAGCGCAAAGAAAAGTCTTGGACCAGATGAAGAAAAGTTTCGATACTCTCGAACCTGGTACGGCTAAATTTGATAAGGCCGCTGCTGAGATTGAACGTGAGAATGCTAAGTTGGTAGCCATGGAAGGTCAACTCCGTAACGTGCAACAAGCTCTGATTGCAGTTGGTAAGGAGAATAGCTTTGCGAACCGTATCAATAAATTTGGAGACGGCCTTATCAAAAGTGGCGATAAAATCAAGACTTTTGGTGATAACGTTTCGAGTTTGGGAGGAAAACTAACTACTGGTTTGACTCTTCCTTTGGTTGCTAGTGTTGGGCTTGTCACGAAAGCTGCGTCTGACTATGAATCTGCTTTTGCAGGTGTGAAGAAGACAGTAGATGAGACTGCAACCGTATCCTACAAGAACTTATCTGATGGCATTCGTCAGATGGCTAAAGAATTGCCAGCTAGTGCGGTTGAAATCGCAAATGTCGCAGAAGTTGCTGGTCAGTTAGGTATCAAGGCAGAAGATATTCTTACATTCTCTCGAACCATGATTGACATGGGAGAATCAACGAACTTGAGTGCTGAAGATGCTGCAAACTCTATCGCTAAGATTGCGAACATCCTTGGCTTGACATCGGACGAATACAAACGATTTGGTTCATCTGTTGTTGACTTAGGTAACAACTTTGCAACAACTGAACGTGACATTGTTGAGATGACAAACCGTTTGGCGGCTGGTGGTCGACTAGCTGGATTGACTGCTCCAGATATCCTTGGTCTTGCTACTGCGATGAGTTCGGTTGGTATTGAGGCTGAGGCTGGTGGTACCGCTATGACTCAAACTTTGACGGCTATTGGTAATGCTGTTTCATTGACAGGTAAGGGCGCAGCAGATGACTTGAACCTTATAGCCAAAACTGCTGGAATGACCTCAGAGGAGTTTCAACAGGCTTGGAAAGAGAAACCGGTTGTTGCTTTGCAATCATTTATCAAAGGGCTCAAGGATGCACAAGAAAAAGGCGTAAACATGAACGCTATCTTGGCACAACTTGGGATGACGGGTATCCGACAAAGCAACATGCTGAAATCTTTGGCTCTAGCATCTGATAAAATGGGCGATGCTGTTGATCGTTCAAACAAGGCTTGGAAAGAGAATACTGCTCTGACAAATGAAGCTAATAAGCGATACGAGACAACAGAATCTCAACTGAAGATGTTCAAGAACCAAGTAACTGACTTGGCTATTGAGTTTGGTGGGCCACTTCTAAAGGCTCTCCGTGACGGTCTAAAAGCTGGGAAACCTTGGATTGATACACTCGCTACAATGGCTAAACAGTTCAGTTCTATGTCTGAAGAACAACAAAGAAATGTTCTTAAGTGGGCTGCATTGACTGCCGGAGCTGGTCCAGCTTTAAGCATTTTAGGGAAAGGTCTTGGAATTATCGGAAATCTTACGAAAGCACTTGGTTGGCTCACTAAAGGAACTGGTAAGGCAGTAGGTGGCATGTCCTTGATGCTCAAGACGTTTCAGGCTTTTCGAACAACTGGGAATCTATCCTCTGCTTTTAAATTGGCATCAGGTGGAGCGGTAGCGCTAGGGAATGCGACGGCATCAGCTTCATCTTCTACTGGGCTCTTGACAACTGCAATGGGTGGTCTCGCAAATCCATTAGGCTTGATAGTTGGTAGCCTTGCTATTGCGACGGCTGCTGCTGTTCATTTCGGAAACGAGAAAGACAAGGCTCGCATCAAGACCGAAGAGTTTGGTTCTCAGTTGAGTGATACTGCTCGAGGAGAATTGCGAAGTTTTCAAAAGACAGTTGATGAAACCAGTACGGCAGTTGCAAACTTTGGAACTCGTGCTGGAGATGCTGAAAAGGTATCTGGAGCCTTTAAAAAGCTCTATGAAGAAGTTGCTGCTGCTGCAGATAAGACCAACAAACGAATGGAAGAGTTGGGCGCTAAATGGGGTCTCAGTGAAGAAGACATTGCGAAAGCAAAAGAAAAAAATGCCCAGGTCGTGTCTAACACTGAGTCCATGATGAATCAAATCAATGAGATTTATCAGCGACATAATGGTGATGCGAGCAAGTTCTCTCAAGAAGAGAAAGAAATCATCCT